GTTGATGTTGTAGCAAACATTGCTGCGGATGTTACTACTGTTGCAGGTATTAGTACCAAGGTAACTACTGTTGCTGGACAGTCTGCGCAGATCAATACACTGGCTCCGATATCAGCAAGCATCACTACTGTTGCTGGCATATCGTCTAGCGTAGTAACTGTGGCTTCACTAAACTCTGCACAGCTCACAGCGCTTGCGGGTGCCACTGCCAATATGGCGGTGCTGGCTCCTATCAGTACGCAGATAATAAATGTATCAAGTATCAGTACACAAGTTGTACAAGTTGCTGCGCTTAGTTCTGCCAGCTTAAATGCTGTTGCTGGACAGACTGCAAACATTGCAGCTCTTGGTGCTATCAGCCCACAGATAACTACAGTAGCAAATCAGTCTACACAGATTAGTACAGTAGCAGGTCAGTCTACTCAGATTGGATTGCTGGCTTTACAGACTGCTGACCTAGCTGCGCTTGGCCCTATCAGCGCTAACATTACCACCGTAGCTACAAACATTGGTGCGGTTCAAAGCGCTAGTGTAAATGCTTTAACTGCTCAGTCTGCTGCTACATCTGCAAGCCTAAGTGCATTATCCGCAACCAATAGCGCAACTTCTGCCAGTGCATCTGCTACTGCTGCTGCTGCAAGTTATGACAGCTTTGATGATAGATATCTTGGCGCTAAGTCTAGCCCACCGTCTGTAGATAATGATGGCGCTGCATTGCTGACAGGTGCGCTGTATTGGAACTCTACATCTAGTCTGCTTTTTATCTGGACAGGATCTGCGTGGGATCAGGCTGCATTCTCTGTCAGCGGCGCTGTTACAAGTTTTAATACTAGAACAGGTGCGGTGACATTAAGCAGCACTGACGTTACAAATGCACTTACATTTACACCGGCAACCGCCGCCTCTGTTTCTGCTATCCCCGATCCAGTGGCGATGGCCTTAGTTTTCGGGAGTTAATCATGGCACTAAAAGGCAAGCCAATTGCGATTGGCACAAGCGATACCACAATCTATACCTGCCCAGCTACACTTGAAGCGAGTGTGCATGGTCTAGTATTTGCAAACAATACTGGCAGTGCTGTAACTATTACTCTGAAAATTTATATCCAGAGTTTAGGCACAACCACTACGGTGGCTACCGGCATATCTGTTGGCGCTAACACTACCTACACTTGGCCTAAGCCAATCAATGTAAATGCTGGCGATTACATTCAGGCTGCTGCATCTACTGGCTCTGCGCTTGTTTGCTTCTACTCTGTATATGAAGGATCGGCTGCTGCGGCTGCTGTTGGATTTACTCCGCGAGGTGCGTGGGGTTCAGGCTCAACCTATGCAGTCAATGATGTTGTTAGTTTAAGTGGCTCAAGTTATTTGGCTATCCAAGCTAGCACCAATCAAAACCCAGCAACTCAAACTGCTTACTGGTTAGTGTTAGCAGCTAAAGGTGACACAGGTGCAGGTGATGTATCTGGCCCAGCATCCTCGGTTGATGATGAGCTGGCATTGTTTAACAGCACGACAGGTAAGCTGATTAAACGTGCAAGCACCACAGGTATTTTAAAAGGTACGTCTGGTGTGTTGTCGGCTGCTACTGCTGGCACAGACTACGTTGCACCAGCGGGTGCGCTTGGCACGCCATCATCAGGCACTTTAACAAACTGTACTGCTGATGGTACTGATGCTGTTGGATTTAAGAATGTACCTATTTCAAGTAAGTCTGCTGCATACACAACTGTATTAGCTGATTCAGGCAAGGTTATATTCCACCCATCAACAGATGCAAATGCACGAACATTCACGATTGATTCAAATGCAAACGTAGCTTATCCATTGGGTACTGTGCTGACGTTTATCAACATGACTAGCCAAGTGGTAACGATTGCAATCACAAGTGACACAATGTATCTAGCGGGAACTGGCACTACTGGCAGCAGATCACTAGCTCAGTACGGCATGGCATCAGCAATCAAGATGACCTCTACTACTTGGATTATTTCAGGATCGGGGTTGACCTAATGAGCGGAATTCTTGGGCTGCTTTTAGCGAAAGCAATGGGCGGTGGCAATGTCACCATCGTTCAGCGTTTCCTTGCGTCTGGTACGTGGACTGCTCCGACAGGTGTGACGTCTGTTGACTACCTTGTTGTGGCTGGAGGTGCTGGTGGTGGAGGTAATGTCGCTGGTGCTGGCGGTGCTGGAGGCTTTCGCACAGGCACAGGACTAAGCGTTACTGCTGGAACTGACTACACAATTACCGTCGGCGCTGGTGGTGCAGGGGCAGCGACTGATGCTGCTAGGGGAACTAGCGGTTCTGATTCCATATTTAGCACTATTACTTCAACAGGTGGCGGCGGTGGTGGCACTTATTCTGGCGTAGGCACTTCAACTGGTTTAAATGGTGGTTCTGGTGGCGGCGGTGGAAATGGGGCTGTTACTAATGGAGGTACTGGCAATACTCCATCTACTAGTCCATCTCAGGGTAACAATGGCGGCGATGGAACAGCAACCCAAGCACCAGTATATGCGGCTGGCGGTGGTGGTGGCGCAGTAGCAGCAGGAACAAGCGCAACAACTTCTGTCCCCGGTAATGGCGGTAATGGTCAATCTTCAACGCTCTCAGGTTCTAGCGTGACCTACGCAGGAGGTGGAGGCGGCGGTCGAGGTGATAGCGGAACTAGATCATCAGGCGGCACAGGGGGCGGCGGTCAAGGAGGAAACGTATCAAATTCTGGCGAAAATGGAACCGCAAATCTTGGTGCAGGAGGCGGTGGTGGTCAATCTGGTAATTCAGGACGAGGTGGCGGCGCTGGCGGCTCCGGCATAGTCATTCTTTCTTATTCCGTAGCATCACAAACAGTCTTTACGTTTAAATCATCGACTGCATGGGTATGCCCTACTGGTGTGACTAGTGTGGATTATTTAGTTGTGGCTGGTGGTGGTTCAGGCGGCAATGGATATTATGGCGGCGGTGCTGGTGCTGGCGGCTATAGGACAGGAAGTTCTTTAAGCGTAACTGCTGGCACAGAATATACGGTAACGGTTGGCGCTGGTGGTGCTGGAGCAGGTTCATCAAGTCCGGGTAATGCTGGAAGTAACTCTGTATTTTCAAGTATTACTAGCGTAGGTGGCGGTTTTGGTGGTGGCGGTTCTCCTGCTGTACCGGGCGGCGGTGGTGGTTCTGGCGGTGGAGGCTCTTATCCAAATGCGTCAGGTGGCACAGCATCATCAAGTCCATCTGGACAAGGTAATAATGGCGGTAGTGGAAGTAATGAAGCTGGTGGCGGTGGCGGTGGAGCGTCTGCAGTTGGTGGTAATGCTACTAATGGCCCCGGTGGTGTTGGTGGTAACGGAGGTGCAGGAACGGCTTCTAGCATTTCAGGAAGCAGCGTGACCTACGCTGGCGGTGGTGGCGGTGGTGGCGAAGGAGCTGCTGGCTCGGGTGGTGCGGGAGGCGGTACGGCTGGTGCAGTTTCAACTGCTTCAACATCTGCTGCGACAGCTAATACAGGCGGCGGTTCTGGTGGCTCACGAAGCGGAAGTTCTGGAGCTGGCGGTTCTGGCATCGTAATTATTAAAATAAACTAAGGTCTATGGAAACTAAACTCTATCGAATGTATGGTATTGACGTAGCTATGTCATTACTGCGTCCTAATGCTAAATGGGAAATCTCCAACACTACATTTACACGTTGGGATGATCCTAGACCTTGCCCTAGTTGGGAAGAAGTGCAATGGGTAATGGACAAGATACGTGAGTTTGAGGATAGTATTCCTACGATCTGGCTTGATGAAGATTTAAAGAAGATGAAAGCTGATGCTGAAGAATTTGAGAAGGCTGTAGCGTGAATATAAATAACCTATTCCCTACTCCGGTTGCTTTCTTTAAGTTTGGTCGTGATCTGACTGAAGCTGAACTAGAGTTCATTAAAGGTCAGGAGCATTACGCTAACGAAGGTAATACGACTAGCAAGGATCGTAAGATTCTAAAGAGCAAAGAACTTACAGAGATGCGTGAGTTTATTGAAGATTCGATGATGGAATACTTCAAAGCTATTCATGCTCCTAAGTTTGATGTGAGTCTGTATCTAACGCAGAGTTGGGCTAACTATACTGAGGCTGGACAGTACCATCATAAACACGCTCATCCTAATAGCGTAGTGTCTGGTGTGTTTTATCCGCAAGCTGACCGTGCGGTAGATAAGATTTACTTTTACAAAGATGGGTACGAGCGTATTAAGGTTCCTGCTAAAGAGTTTAATCCGTACAATTCTGAGTCATGGTGGTTTGAGGTTGGTGCTGGAGATTTGATTCTATTCCCATCACACTTAACTCACATGGTTGAGACTAAGGTAGGTGACGATACTCGCATTAGCATAGCGTTTAATACGTTTCTCAAGGGTTATATAGGCTCAGATGAAAGTCTGACAGGTTTGCATTTAGGGGAAGAATAATGGCTCATTACGCACAGATTGATTCAAACAATATTGTGACTCAGGTTATCGTTATTGATAATAAAGACACAGCAGATGCTAACGGTGTAGAGAAAGAATATATCGGCGCTGCGTATTGCGAGCGTCTATTCGGCGGTACATGGAAGCAGACCAGTTATAACGGCAACATTCGTAAGAACTATGCTGGCATTGGTTACAAGTACCAATCAGATATAGATTCGTTTGTAGCTCCTAAGCCGTATGCAAGCTGGACGTTAGATGCCAATGCTCAATGGCAGCCACCAGTAGCCATGCCGACAGATGGCAGCATGTACTCATGGGATGAAGCGAATCAAACGTGGGTAGAAGTTACTACAGAATGAAAAAGGGTAGATCGTGGACGATTTGGAGGCAAGATTGAACGCACATGAAATGGTATGCGCTGAACGATATAACGGTATCTGGGCGCGTTTAAAGAAGATAGAGGCTATTCTAATAGGCAGCGCTGGTGCGATCATCATGCTTCTCTTATCGCTTGTATTGAAGGGGTAGATCATCGACCCTATCTCACTATTGATGGCAGCTAATGCTGCTGTTGCTGCGGTAAAAAAGGGTGCGCTCTTTACAAGGAAATAAAGTCTGCAGCTGGTGATGTAAAGGGCGTGCTTGATGATCTAAAGTCTCAGTTCCATAAGATTGCAGATCCTACGCCAGCGCAGAAGATGCAGTACAACGCTGAAGTTCAGCGAGTGCAGGAGATAGCAAAGGCCGATCCGGCTGATGTGTTTACAGACATTGGCAATCAGTTGGGTGCTTTGCTTGATGCGCAAGATCAATTAGGTCAGGCATTGCTAGCAGAAGAACTAGCTATTAATACTGTCTACAAAGGATCAGAGTCTATTGGTCGCAGGGCATTACGTAAGATTATTATCGAGGCCAGAGTTGATTCGATGATGTCAGAGCTGCGCGAAACCATGGTGTACCAAGCGCCTAAAGAGCTGGGTGCATTGTGGTCTAAGTATGAAAAGACAGTTGAAGTCATCAACAAGAAACAGCAAGCAGCAAGAATAGAGGAACTCAGGATTGCACAGGTTGCCGCATCTAAACGCAGGAGAATGATTCGCAAGTTTAGGGAAAACGTGACATGGTTTGGCGCGGTTCTGTTCGTAACGATATGGCTAATAAGCGTCCTGATAATGATAAAGACGAGCAAGACAGCATCCCTTGGGTACTACTAATATGCTTACTTGCGATGGTCTTAACGCTTGCCATAGCCTTGCCGCTAATTGGCCTGGCAATCATGGACGCAACTAGTGCAACCAATGCAGCCATAGTTGAAGTAGATAGAATGCGCAGGATACGCAGATTAATGATGCGCGAAATAGAGGAGAAAAATGCTGACACTCAATCAACTGAAGCAACTCCTACCCAGGAACCAACACGTTAGCTACTGGCACCATGCGCTTGAGCAGCTGCTGTCAGACTACGAGATCAATACTCCACGCAGGATGGCTGCATTCATTGCGCAGTGTGCTCATGAATCTGGCGGCTTTACTACGCTAAAAGAAAATCTGAATTACAAACCAATGTCTCTCAGAAAACTTTTTCCCAAATATTTTGACACAGATGAACTTGCTCAGCAGTATTGCTCTAAGCCAAACAAACAGGCTGCTATAGCTAATCGAATTTACGCAAACCGTATGGGAAATGGCGACGAAGCCAGCGGAGATGGGTATCGATTTTCTGGCAGAGGTTTAATTCAGCTGACCGGGCGTGCTACGTGGCAAGAGTTTGCTGACAGCATAGAAACATCGTTGACTGATCTGGATGAATACATGCAAACATTCGAGGGTGCATGCCAATCTGCTTGTTTTTTTTGGGAGAGCAGGAAGTTAAACCAGTATGCTGATGCCGGTGATATTGTTACGCTGACCAGGAAAATTAACGGTGGCACCATTGGCCTAGAAGATAGGAAAAAACACTATGAGCACGCGCTTCATATTCTTGGCGCTTAGCCTGGCTTTAGTTGGTTGCGAGGACAGGTTTAGGTATCCTTGTCAGGACCCTAAGAACTGGGGCACAGAGCAGTGCAAGCCACCTATATGCACAGCAACTGGTACTTGTCCTGAAGATGTAACTCAGCCAGAGAAGGTAAACAAATGACGATTGAAGAACATCTAAATGCCTGGTTAAAATTTGCCATTGGTATCTGCTTTTGCCTGATACTGATGATGATGGCCGGCTTGTCTATGTACTCGGTAGTCTTTGTAACCCAACCTTTTACAATGGCCCCTGCTGACAAACAATTTTTTCTATTGCTCTCCGATATGAGCAAATATATCTTGGGTGCATTGGCCACGCTCATTGCTGTCAAGGGTAAAGATGCACTGCCACAGTTTGTGCCACCGCCATCGAGCATAGAGAAACAAGCTGCTGAGCCACCACCTAAACCTGCACCAGTGGTGACAACCACCACAACTGTTGTGCGCTCGGAGCCAACATTAGATCCAGTGTCTACAGCTGCACCAGTGATTCAGGGATTTGGTGGAAAATTAGCGCCCCCACCAGCGCCACAACCGGAGATTTAATATGATTAAGGCCAGTGTACTAGCACTATTGGTAGCATTTAGTACTATTAGCTATGCAGGTGGGGAACTAAAAAAGGTATGCCACCAAGAAAAGGGTAAGGAAGTCTGCAAAACAATTAAGGTACACAAGAAACTTGAAGGCACCAAAGTACCTGCTAAATGAATCCCTACTTTATACTTGGTACTGTCATTGCGGTGGTCGGAGCGTATGCTACTGGCCACTGGCAGGGTGACTCAGCTGGCCAGGCCAAGGTGCATCAAGCCTGGGATAAGGAGCGTGCTGCGCAGATGGCTCAGCATGCCAAAGACCAGGAGCTGGCCAGGCAGAAAGAGCAGCAGCTACAATCTGGAGCAGACAATCTAAGGCGGGAGAAGGATCATGAGGTACGTAATCTTAATGCTAAGCTGCTTGGCATTACTAACGGGCTGCGCGACAGGCCGGATCGCCCCACCACCAACCAAGGTGGAGTGTCCGAAACCACCAGCTCTGGATCCACCGGCAAAGGCTGTGATGGATCCGAGCTTTATAGATCAAATGCAGAATTTCTTATCCGGGAAGCTGCCAGAGCAGAAGAACTCAGAGCCAGCCTCAGGCAGTGCATCGCCCAGTACCAATCGTTAGTCAACTGATCTCGCGCCTCAATCCTCCGAGGCTTTGCCCAGGCGTAATGCCTGGGCTTTTTTACTTACTGGCCATGCTTAATAGCCTCTGGTGCCAGATTAGTTAATCTCTGCTGATACCTGGCTAGCAATGGCAATCGCAATGCTTCACCCATGCGATCAAGTGTGGCTGCATTGCTTTCTTTGAGCTCACGCAAAATCTTCATACGTTCAGATGCTTTGCGCTTGGTAGCCTTGACTGTAACGTCCTGCAGATCATCAAACGCTACTACCCATTCCAATGCTGATGGCCAGGTACTGTAAGGCAGCTTCATGGTTGGCACCATCAGGTTCCATGGTTCATCGGTGTGCTCCACAATAACCACCGGCTCCACTGTTTCTACTGGTGCTGCCGGCAATGCATCTAGCGGGTTGCTGACTGCCTGTGGATCTGATGGTGGCAGATCCTCACCGTTATAGATGTACAGGCCAATCCCATGCAGTGCGATTGCTTTAGCCAGGCAGCGCTGCATAGCAGTGTTTACTTGGAAGGCATTCGGGTTAGGTATTGGCTGGTTGCGGTAGTCCATCACCGGCAGCTGTGCTGTGCGTGATATACCAAAGGCGCTGACAGTGCAGAAGATCATCACTGTTTCGCCCCACAGTTTAGGCTCTGGGTATTCCCAGACAGCCGCAGGATCATTAAGCAGCAGCTGATCCACTGCCCATGCCCATGATAAATAGGTCAGGTTATTCTTTTTCTCGACTAGTTTACTAACGTCGATGGTGCGGAGTTCTGCATATTTGCTCATGTTAATTCCTTAATTTGTATGGTGCTCATGCGCTTGCTGTACGCATCCTTGGCTGGAGTTACCTTCTCTGGCTGTGCCTGGTAGTTGCGCATAGGCCACCGCACTTCAAAACCACCAGCTCTACCTACAGTCCTATCCTTGAGCAGCTCTTTAATAGCTGTTTCATAACTATCAATTTCCTCTTGGTAAGTTTCTATTTTTTTTTTGTGGCTAACAATTGCACGCAAATACTCTGCAGCTGCATCATCCAACTCTAGTACGTCCTGTTCTGAGGTAATGTTTGGCCACAGCGTATCTGCATCCTTGCTGTTGGCCACCGGGAAGTGATCGATCCTGTTTTCAAATCTCCAGATCTCTAGCCGGTTTTGGAAATCCAGGGTAATTTTCTTAATGGTATCTAAGGTGTTCTGGTGCGGAGCAAACAAGAATATTCTGAGCTCGGTGCCGCGATACAGTGTGGCCAGAGC